TATCATAGACTGGGACACAGACCAGTCCAAAGGTCTTCTCAGACCCTCCCAGACGGATCACACGACCGATTGACTGGGAGATTCCGATGTAATCCATGTTTCGCATGAACAGGACTGCCTCAAGACCACTGACGTTGATGCCCTCAGACAGGATGCTGTGATGGAGCACCACGAATTTCTTCTCAGGATCTTTGCCCCAGGTGTTCAGAGTATCAAAGAATACTTCACGATTGACCTTCTGACCATCAATCACACCACCAGTCTTGGCAGTAATATACATGCAAGAATAACCACGTTCTGCAAGTTCATTACGAAAGTCAGATTCTGCAAGAAGTTTGATAATCTGCTTGGTAGAACGGGCACAGACAAGAATCTTATCCAGTGCATTCTCATCAATGGTGTCAATCAGATTCTGAGAATCACGATCGGCAATCATCTGCTTGTCCTGAACCATATCCAGTTGCTTGACAACAACCTTAGGAGGAAGAATGTAACCCTCTTCTACCAGTTTAGGTGCAGGAACATTGCAGATCACCTGACCATAAACTTCAGGATCATTCATCCCTGGTTTGAAAACAGTAAGAGAATGCTTAGGAGTAGCAGTGAAGAAGTAACACCGATCAGACTCAGAAGCAAAGTATTCCGTAGCAGGGAAAAAGTTTCTCTGCACAGAATTATGCGCTTCATCAAAGTAAATCGTATTGACCTCAATGTCTGCCTCCTGCAAACGATGCAGAGAATGATAAGTGGTGAAGATGATTACATTCTCACCAGCAGTTCTAGCAGTATTTACAAACAGATTGATTTTTTCTGCTTTTGTTGTGGAGAAGTGTGAAGTCTCACCACTGTGAACATGCAGAATGTGAGCATTATGAGAAGGAGTAACCAACTCAAGAAACTCAGAACAAAGTTGCTCAGCAAGCAAAATACGAGGAGCAACAACAACAAAAGTTTGTCCGTGATGTCTTACTTCCATATTAGTAATGGCATCATCGATCATGCAAATAGTCTTGCCACCACCCGTAGGAATGATCACCTGACCTTTGTTGTTCTGCCACATCGCATTGACTGCTTCACGCTGATGGGGTCGCAAAGTGATGGTCAAGTGCCCTCCGTCTCAATAAACATATTATAGCAGAAAACCGTCCCTGGTGCGACCCAGTAGACGGTTCTCAAAGTGGCTTAGACTCTCATCTCCAACCCAGACAAAGGTAGTCTACATGTATTCAAGAGTCTTGTCAACTACTTGTTATAGTTTCCCAAGAACTTCCGTTATAAACTTGTAATTTATTAGTGGTTGTGTTATAAATGACTCCACCCGCTTCTAAACCAGCAGTGGTCATTGTGTTCCTATTAGTTGTTGTCATCTTTGGAGGAACAAAAGCACTAAAACCAGTGTGGTTATTAGAAAGTGTTGCAATACCACAGAATGTGGTGGTTCCTATGCCAACTTCAAGTCTTGTATTTGTACTATTAAATACAAGAGCACCACCAGGAACACCACCAGGAGTTGTTTCTTTTGATTGTTGATATCCAAGATTGTTTGGTGAATTTGGAAGTAGTCTTATTATATCAAGTTCAGATTCACTAACTACTGGTGGCAAGAAGTAACTATTTGCTGCTGTTGAAGCATATCCAACATCAAGGAGACATCTTGGGAAGAAAGTATTAACTCCGATAATTGACACTGATGCCATATTATCCCCATTATCACCAGTATTATCAAATATAATTCCACCATTAGTGGTTCCAAATCCTACGGTAGATAATCCTATAGATGGAACAAATATGACAGCTCCATCATTTATAAATGTCATGTTGCCATTGGAATGAGCCTGGAACTGTCCATACTCAAACTCAGGAACCTCAAACTCAGGAGTTTGACCCTCTTCAGCTGTAGCACCAAGAATCTCGCCTCTAGGATCCTGTCTAAAGATATTAGTTCCAATAGCAACATTGCCTAAAAATGCAGCTCTCCCTGGTAATGTTGTATCTCCATCAATTGTGATCTTGTTGCCGGATCCATATTGATTTTCTGTTGTTCCAATTCCAATAAAAGTATTATGATTGACAAATGTTACTTCGTTTGAAACGGAAATATCAGCCTGTTGATTATTACTTCTGAATACTTCAAAATTATTAAGAGACTGATCAGAACCACCAACGGTAGAAAATCCAAATACGAAATTTGTATCAAAAATATTTACAGTTCCTGAGAATTCTGATGTGCTGGCACTACTAACAAGGAAATTACCACCAACAATAGTTGCACCAGTACCAATAGTAAGAAGACCGTTGGTTGTAATTATTCCTAAATTACCATCAACTCCATCCGGAATTACTAGACCACTTGTAACTTCTAAAGTAGTAACTGTAGCTACACCAATTGTTGCATTATCTGTGGATACAATGCCTGCTGTTATCGAATTTGCATTGGGTAATCTGAGATCTCCTGCAAGTTCTACAACAGTTGTTCCTATTCCGATACTTACTTGGGAATTTATGTCAGATGGTCCTAATAACTGTTCTACAGTTAAATTGGTTGTAGTCATATCAGTTGCTGTTAAAGCAACTGAGACTATATTAGATGTGTGTAAATCATCCGTTGTTATTGAACTTCCACTCGATACTTCAATATCTGTACTGAATATTATACCATCCGTTCCAACTCCAATTGATACGGAAGAATTATCGGGTCCTAATACTGTTGGTGGAAGTCTAAGTTCTGATCTTAAGTTTAAATCTTCTGCTGTTATTGAACTTCCGGCAGATAATGTAAGATTTGCGTTTATTTGTACAGAATCTGTTCCAATTGCAACAGTACTTTCACCACTAGCAGTGGTTCCAATCCCTATCACCGCTGCCGGAGTTGCTGATGATATAATACTTCCTCCAATTGCAATAGAATTGAAGGTACTTACTCCAGTATTAATATTAGCATTTGAAGTTAACTGTGCTGGGAAAAATCCATTAATATCAGGAACAGTAACTTCATTTTCCTGACCTGCACGAATTGTGATGTATTCACCCGTACTTACGATACCAGAAACTTTTACATCACCATCTACATCTAAATTATATCCAGTGTCTGGTGATGCCTTATTAATAGCAACTCTACCATCATAATTTGCATTGAATGCTGTATTATTATCATGAACTACTCTAAATCCACCTGTAGATCCGGCACCTGTACCTTCATGTAAAAGAATGGCTACATCACCAGTATCATAATTTGAAATATCTAATCCACCAGTAGATGGAGTATATTTAATAACTGCACTTTGATTACCTGTTCCAACAGACTTACCAACACTTACCGATGCAGTGGTATCACCAGTAACATTAATTGCAGTATCTGTGATTGTATTAACTCTAATACCATCAAATGTTCCAACACCAACATCAGCATATGTAATATTTGCTTGAGTTATTGTTGATGTAGAAGATTCTGTAGGACCTACAAGTTTGCTTGCAGTGATGATACCAGTGGTATCTGCACTAAATGATGATGAAAGTGTAGATGCAAGTGATACGTTACCAGTACCATCAAAAGATACTTGGAATGCTTCTAAATCTCCAGTAATTTCAAAGTTTCTAGCAGTCTCAAGTTTGGTAGAACTTGCTGCAACACCAGTCAAATCTCCAGTTACATTTCCAGTAACATTACCGGTTAAATCTCCCGTGACATTACCCGTAACATCACCAGTTAATCCTCCAACAAAACTCGTGGCAGTAACAATTCCACTAGCAAGAATATTGCCAGAAGTCATTCCAATACCAACTCCAGTAGCAGGATCGGATTCTATTTGAAGTTTGTATAATGGATTAATTGTCCCAATACCAACCGATCTTGCTATTGTGTGTAGTCCTACTCCTTGAGAAATCCATCCCGATGTGGAAATTGCCGCAATTCCTGTAAGTTCAGATGCATCTCCAACAAATTTAGTTGCATTAATAATACCAGTTGCTGGGTCAAAAAATATATTTGATCCAACATTTACATCATCATAAAAATTTGCTGTTTCTGCAACACCCAAAGTTCCAGTGGAAGTAAACCCACTTATTTTCGCATTTCCTATAGCATCTATAGCCTCTGTAGGAATTGAGGTTCCAATTCCTACAAGACCATTCGCATTTACAACGAAGTTATCATCATCAACTTGTACACCATTCCTAAAATTAAATGACTTTCTAATATTTGCCATTATTATAAGCTTTAGAGTTATTTATC